GTATCCCAGACGGCAACAAGATTCCAGGAGCAGTTCGTCTTCAAGCACCTGGTGCTGCAATGGTAGGTCAATATCTTTCTACAGATAAGAGCCGTGGAGTATTCAAGACTCCTGCAGGTCTAGGTAACAAGATTGCTCTCGCAGTATCTACTGAGAAGCAGTTTACCAATGCAGAGCTTGATGATATCAATACATACGCTGATCCAATTAACGCAATTCGTAACGTCCCTGGCGCTGGAATTGTTGTTATGGGTGGACGTACTATGGACAACTCTCCTAACAATCGTTATATCAATATCCGCCGTTCTTTGATCTTTATTGAAAAGCAAGCTAGAGATCTTAGCGCATACGCTGTATTTGAGAACAACGACTCTCGTTTGTGGAGCGGTTTATCAACAGTTCTTAACACCTTCCTTCTTAACTACTGGCAACAGGGTGGGCTTCGTGGTAACTCTCCAACTGAGTCATACTATGTAAAGGTGGACGACACTACAACAACTTGGTCAGACATTCAAAATGGTCGAGTAAATATCGAAATAGGCGTAGCCCTACAATACCCAGCAGAGTTTGTTGTCATTAGTATTGGACAACTAACCGGAAGCGCAACAGCGTAAAGGAGATAGAAAAAAATGGCCGAATCACCAAAAACGTATTCAAACGCACTAAGTAATGAAAGACAATATGACAAGAGTATTATTACGGACCCAGTTCGTAATTTTAAGTTCCTTGTTAAGTTTGAACCTACAGCCGGCGCTACCACAACTAGCGGTTGGTCTGGCGGGTTTGGAACAATGGGCTTTGTATCATTGTCTGGACTAAGCGTCAACACAGAATCTATTGCATACCGTGAAGGCGGATATAATACAAACATGCACCAGATTCCTGGACAGTCATCGTTTACACCAATCAGCCTATCAAAGGGCGTAATGCTTAATCAACAGGGTAACGCTCTTTGGATGAAGCGTTTGTTTGCAATCATGACTCCTTCTGCTACTAGCGGTGTCGGAGCAAACTTCCGTTGCAACCTAGACATCCAGGTTCTAAGTCATCCTAACCCAGCTGGGCACCAGGGTTTTGGATCAACAGCACCTGATGCAGCAACGGCGTATGATCAGCACACCTCTTTGCGTTTTAAGGTTTACAACGCATGGATTACATCACTATCCTACAGTGGACTAGATGCAGGAGCTAACAGCCTTATGGTTGAAGAAATCCAGCTTGTACATGAAGGATTTGACGTAGCATACGCTGAAGATCTTACGAAAGCAAAAGAAGCTAAGTTCTAATAACCACTACATATAAGGAAACAATATGAATACCGATACAGTTATAAATTCGCACACAAACCCTGAACTAGCAAACAAGTTAGCTAAGCAAGCTACAGAATTGTCTGATCAGGAGGTAACGGTGAACGCGGTAAAGCCGCCAGTAACCTTACCTCCTGCCACAGATGTAGATCTTCCTGGCGGATTGTTTGACCCATTTAACGGCTTTATTTCTAAAGCTGAAATTAGAGAACTTACAGGAGTAGACGAAGAGGCAATCTCTAAGATTGCTGATCCTGCTAAAGCTCTTCTTTCTATCTTAGAACGAGCCACTGTTAAAATTGGGGAGGAAACAGCTACTAAAGAAGTACTTGATTCTTTATTTGCTGGAGACCGAGAGATGCTTCTTCTAGGTATTAGATGCGCTACTTTTGGAAATGAAATTAAGTTAGGTCCTGGACTGTGCCCTCACTGTGACGAAGCACAGACTTTTAATGTAGACCTATCTAAAGACATTGAGATTAAGCGTCTTGATGGGGACTCTGAGTTTACAGTGGACTGTAAGGTCGGCAAAGTCTTGGTAACACTGCCAAAGGGTTCTACACAGAAAGCTATTGTTGAATCAACAAATAGAACCTCTGCAGAACTAGATACTATTATGTTAAAGAACTGTGTTCTACAAATTAATGGTAAAGAAGTATTTAACGCAGATGTAGTTAGAAACTTAGGTATGCTTGATCGCAGAACTATTTTAAAGGAAATCGCAGACCGCAACCCGGGTCCACAATTAGGAGCACTAAAGAAAGAATGTCAGTCTTGCGGCCAGGAGGTGCCGCTTCCGCTATCACTAGCGGATCTATTTCGGGACTGAGATTGACTACAAACTTCTAGTTGAGATCTATGACTTACTAAGTCAAAACTATGAAGGTTGGACGTTAACAGAGATACGTTCTCTAACACCTAGAGAACGAATTAACTGGTTATATAAAGCAGCATATAGACTAAGGCGGTGATTAAATGTCCCAAAGCACAGTGCGTCCTGACGACGCTAACGACTCTGGCTTCTCCCTAAACGGGTTGGCAGAAAAAGACTTTGATGCGCTGCCTAGGGAAATGCTTAAGGTCTTTAAAGAAGTTGAAAAACTTGTAGAAAAGATCGCAAAGGACTGGGGTAAAACCCTAGAAGAAACAAAGTCGGTTGCACAAGATGTTGGCGAATCAGCTAGCGGTGGCAGCGGCGCTATGTCTGGTAGCCTTGGAAAGTTTAAGAAAAGTCCTGCCGGTAAAATAGGTATGGGAGTCATGGCTATAGGCGCTGCCTATACTGCCATGGCACCTAACACCATGGAGGCTGTTACACAACGTATGACAGCAGATACGTTTGCTGGTCTTAGCGGTGTACGTGGCGGATCTCGTGGTGCAATACGTCAAGCCAACAGAATGGTTGGTGGCGGAGCTACAAGCGCTATGGGTCCCACCATGGCATCAGCAGCTCTCTTTGCTGGAGGTATGGCTGCAGGCACTGTAGGTGCCAAAAATATTATGAGCCAAATGGCAGGTACAACTGCTTTTAGCGGCATGAGCAATGAACAAGCTGCAGGAGCTGCAACCGGCCTTAACGGTATGAGCATGCTCCGTATGGGCATTCGTCTACGTGATAACAATGGTCAAATAAGAAAAACTGATTCTCTTATTAATGAAGTTTATCAGTTCATGTTCCGTGGTCAAAAGATAACTAAGGCTCAAGCTGCCATGGTGTACGCTCCTCGAAGCCGTGCAAACATGACCCTTCAACAAATTTCAGAGGGTGACCCAGATATATTTAACTTCTTGGCATCTGGTATTGTTGCCCGTGCTAGTGCTGGAAGCGACAAAAAGTTTAGCGGCGCTATGAATAGTAAAGATCCAAACAAAATGTTGGATCTTATGGGCGTAGATAAGAGTAGCCCTCTACGTTCTAATTATAAGCTTAATACAAGTGAAGCGAACAAACTCCTTGCTACAGAAAAAGGATTAGTAGGCGGCTACAACTCCAGTCTAAATACAGCAGCATCTCTTAATGATGGGTATACTAAACTGGCAGGACTTCTTGGTCCTGTTAATGATGGGCTTATGAACCTTAAAGCTATTCTACAAACTTTCCCTAACGCAGGAAGTGTGGCTGGAGGCATAAGCTCAATACTTAGTACAGGTGTGAGCGCACTATCTACTGCAGCATCGTTCCGTACACCGGGTGCCGCACCAGGTGTTCCACCTGTTGGCGCTAGTAACATAATGGCTGGTGGCAAGCAAAGTTTATTTGGTAAAGCTGGTAAGTTTGGTAATGCTGGAAAAGCTATACCTGTACTAGGTGCAGCAATGTCTGCAGTTGGTGGGTATCAAGCTTCTAAATCTAAGGGCGGGTTTGACTGGGGATCTCTTCTTTCATCTACTGCAATAGGTGCAGGTACCGGAGCGCTTATGGGTGCTGGAACTGGCCCTGGAGCTTTAATTACTGGTTTAATTGGAGGCCTTGTATCTGGAGGCGCTAACGCTGCCGGTCAATTGTTTGCCATGAATTCTGGACAAGGTGGTGAGCGCGTTGACGGTATGAACCTTGGTGCAGGCTCCGAACAAGCTTCAGGTAAACCATCCCCTGCTGCTAGCCCTGTTCCTTCTGGAACAACTGTTACATCTAAGTTTGGTCCTAGACCACAGGCTGCTGCAGAGGCTGCAAAAGCTGGACACAAGATTAGCGGTAACCACAAGGGTACAGACTTCGGTGTTCCTTCTGGAACACCTGTTAAAGCAGTAGCAGATGGTGTTGTAGAAGCAACAGGTAACCAACCTAATGGTTGGGGTAACTATGTTCTTATAAAGCACTTGGATGGAA